CAAATTTGGTAAAACACACAAAAATTAAATAGAATAAAGCGAAATAACCAAATCCCTCCATAAGTGTTTGAGGTGTATTTGAACACAGGGTGTCAGGTAAATTACAACATAGACACAAATCAATATTGATCATGTCTTGAGTACACTTTTGAATTCTATCCTGATCTCTATCAAATTTATCAATTGCTGATTTGTACCAGATTAATAATTCTTTCAAACCAAGATTTTTTGCTATATTGGTCATTTTAGCATATCTTTTACCATTCGCTATAGGAACTGGATCCACTCTATCAATATCAAATAACCACAAATCAGGATAAGGTTGATCCTCTGGCACCATTGAAGAATTCAACATACCTCGTTCATCTTTAAATTCATCTCGGACACGTGGTGTAATAACGAATGGCATTCGACGTTGTATAGCACTCGGTGTAGCCCAATGGTGAAAAGCATTTAAATTTTTAACATTAGTAGTTGCCACTACTAATTGACAGCGCACAGGTGTAGTACCTTTCAACTCAAGTGATGCTTGATCAGGACAAAAAGCTTGATTGTTCATCAATTGAATAATCATATTTAGTGATTTTGGATCATTCATACTTGGATCTTCACAAGCTATGTCATCCAAAATAACAGTATGTTGAGAGGTTAAGAAACCATCCCAATATTTAGCAGCAGGATTCACTGTATATCTAAATTCAGCTCCAGTGGGTAAACGTTTATATTTAGCATAGAACGCACATAAAATACTTGTAATAGTAGTTTTACCAATACCAGAATCGCCAAAAATTAAAACGCCAAATGGAGCTTTACGATTCATTCTAGCAGCCGCTTTAGTATTCATATCATCACGCAACATTAACATACTATTCAATAACAATTTAACACTTTTAATATCTTCTTTATCCAATCTAAAACTATGTTTATCAATATTTTGCAATTTTTCAATTACATTATCTAAATCAGCTCTAAACTCTGATTCTGTAAAACCATTAGCTTCAGGATTTTGTAAAAGTAAACTTCTTCTTTGAATTTCTCGACACTTATCAAAAATCTTTACATAAGTACCACCCGAATGAAAGAGACAATTGATATCACCAGTGATATAAACCTGATAACCTCTTTCTAAAATAAATAGAATAGTATCACATAAGACATACACAAAATCTGTTTTCTTATAGAATTTCTTCTTTAAAGTAGCTTCCTGTAATTTAGTATAGCCAAATGTTTCAAAATTTAAACCAATTTTATCAAAAATAGATAAACTAAGCAAATAAAGACAACATTTATATATTTTCATTACAATTGGAC